ATTTAAAAGGGAGTTTCATAATTAAATGGGTGGTGCGGTCAAAAAAATAGTTGAGTTTCCGATAAAAGTTGTAAGTAAAGCTTTATCTTGGATTATGCCACAACCTGAAATACCTGAGTTTGGCGAAACAGATTTTGATTCTTTTGAGCAAGGTATCTTATTAAATAAACAATCTAATGATGCAAATATTCCTGTTGTTTATGGTGAAAGACTTTTAGGTGGAACGAGAGTATTTTTAGAAACATCAGGTACTGATAATGAATTTTTATATATGGCTTTAATATTATGTGAGGGTGAAATAAACTCAATAGAACAAATTAGAGTTGATGATAAAGTTGTAACATTTGATGGTGCATTTGCAGACAATACACAAAGATCAGTTGATAGTTCAGATGGTAATTTTTATAAAGATTCAGTTTCTTATATTACAATAGAACCTCATTTAGGTACTGATAGTCAAAGTGCATCAAGCTTATTATCAACATTATCTAGTTGGGGTAGCAATCATAAGTTATCAGGTCTTGCATATTTAGCTTTAAAGTTTAAATGGAATCAAGATGTGTTTAGTGGAATACCAAAAGTTCAAGCTAAAATAAAAGGTAAAAAGGTTGTAACACTAGCTTCTAATTTATCTGAATCATCTGCCACATTTTCAGCAAACCCAGCTTTTTGCTTATTAGATTATTTAAGAAACACAAGATACGGAAAAGGATTAGCAACAACAGATATTGATTTACAAAGTTTTTATGATGCTTCACAAGTTGCAGTAACACAAGTAACACCATATTCAGGTGCATCAGATATAAACATATTTGATTGTAATGCAGTATTAGATACATCAAAAAAAATAATAGAAAACACAAGAACTTTACTTAGAGGTTGTAGAGGATTTTTACCTTATTCATCAGGTAAATATAAATTAGTTTTAGAGACAACAGGTTCAGCTTCAATTACACTTACAGAAGATGATATATTTGGTGGGTTTAGTTTAGCAAGTGAAGATAAAAATAATAAATATAATAGAGTTATTGTATCGTTTGTAAATCCTGACAGAAACTTCCAAGTAGATGAAGTTCAATTTCCGCCAATAGATGATTCAGGTTTAACAAGTGCAGATCAACACGCAACTATGAAAACAGCAGATGGTGGTTTTTTATTAGAGGGAAGATTTGATTTTCAAACTTTAACATCACCATATCAAGCAGAAGAAATGGCAGAAGTTATTTTAAGAAGATCAAGAGAAGCTTTGAAGTTTAATATAAATGCTGGTGGTAATGCTTATGATTTAGCCATAGGAGATATTGTAAATATAACACACGCATCAGTAGGTTTTTCTGCAAAAGCTTTTAGAGTAAATAGTATGTCTTTTAATGAAGATTTTACAGTAGGATTAAATTTAATAGAACATCAAGATTCACATTATACGTGGGCTACTAAAGGTCAAGTTGCTAGTACACCATCAACTAATTTACCTGACCCATTTACTATTCAACCACCAGCAAGTGTTACTCTTACTGATGAAATGATTGAATATGCAGATGGAGTTGTATTAACAAGATTAAATATTGTAATAGGTTCATCACCTGACTCATTTGTTCAATATTATCAAGTTGAAGCTAAGAAAACATCTGAAGATAATTTTAAAATAATATCTAGTGGTACAGAACTAAGACACGAATTTCTAAATGTAATTGATGGAGAAAACTATACTGTAAGAGCAAAAGCGATAAATGCTTTAGGAGTATCATCTACATTTACATCAGCTACACATACAGTAGTCGGTGCAACAGAAACACCAGCAGATGTAACAGATTTATCAGTATCATTAGTAGGTTCAAATCAAATGGAGTTATCTTGGACTCCTGTCGCAGACTTAGATATAAGTTGGTATGAGATTAGATTTCAAAATGTTACAAGTGGTGCTACTTGGAATGAAAGCACACCGATAGCTAAAGTGGTAAGAAGAAAATCAAATGCTTTAACTATTAACGCACAAGTTGGTTCATATTGTATAAAAGCAGTAGATAAATTAGGTAATAGTTCTGCCGAAGCATCTATTGTTTCTACAAATGTTTCTTCTTTAGCAAATTTTACAAATGTTTTAACTTTGAGTGAATAATGGCAGATTTTAATGGAACAAGAGATAGTAGTGTAGCGATTTCAACAGATAATGCTGGTAGAAAAGTATTGATCTTAGATACAATCACACAAGCAGATAGTTTAGTAGGAAATGTAGATTCTGCTGAGGGTAACTTTGATCTAGGTGGAACAGACTCAACATCTAATCCTACAAATTTTGGTGGTAATGTAAAAGCATCAGGAGAGTATATATTTTCTAATACTCTTTCACTTGATGCTATTTATGACACTACATTAGGTGCTGTTATTGGTATGAGTTCTGAAGATGAATACGATCTATTTGATTCAGGTAGAGGTGCAACTAATTTTGAGGAAGCTAAAGCACCTTTTGACGGAAGCCCTGAAATACAATGTGGTGCTGAAGTAACTGTGGGTGCAGATAACACAAGCTTAGATAATATAACTTCTTTTCAAAAGATTGCACAACAAAGCACAATTAAAGGTAGATTTTTTAAATTCAAATGTAAGATAACAAGTGATGATAATAAAGTGAGAGCAAAAGTTCATACATTACAAGCACAAGTAAATATGGAAAAAAGAACAGAAGCTGGTCAAGACGTAGTTTCAGATGCTTCAGGCACAACGATTACTTTTGTTAATTCTTTTTATGCGACTCCAAGTATAGGAATATCAGCACAAGGATTACAAACAGGAGACTATTATCAAATTACAAGTAAATCAAAAACCGCCTTTACAATTAGGTTTTATAATAGTAGTAATACAGGAATAAGCAGAACATTCGATTATCAAGTTGTAGGACATGGCTTGAAATCAACCAGCTAAAGGAGTATAAACAGATATGAGCCAAGTTTCAGATGTAGTATTAGCCAATCAAGGATTTGCAAGTTTCAGAACGGAACTTAATAATATATTAGGTGCGTTAAACACAATGCACGTTGGAAGTTCAGCACCAGGTTCAGTAGCAACAGGAACTATGTGGGTTGATAACGGAACATCAAATACTCTAAAAGTAAAAATTAATGACGGCTCAGATAACATAGAATTATTTAGTATAAACACATCAACAAATGCGGTGACTAGCACAATGTCAGTAACAGGAACAATATCTGAAACTGACCCTAATGCTTTGCCACTTGCGATAGCTTTAGGATAAAAATATGGCAAATGTATTTAAAGTAAAAACTAATGGTGCAATGCCAGCAAGTTCAGGCACACCTCTAACTCTTTACACAGGCAAAACTTCTACAACAACAGTAGTAATTGGTTTGTTACTTTGTAATGTTCACACAGCATCAGTAACAGCTAGTGTTAAAATAGAATCAGATACATCAGACACAGAAACTAACGAAACAGTTTTTGTAGTTAAAGATGTAACTATACCAGCTGGTTCTTCACTAGAAGTTTTAACAGGTGGTAAAGTAGTATTACAAGCAACAGACGTACTTAAAATTGATTGTAGTGTCACAGCAAAGATAGATGCAACATTAAGTATTTTAGAAATAACATAGGAGTTTTAAGTGCCTTATATCGGACAACAACCAGCACCAAAAGTTGTTACATCAAGCGACCTAGCTGATGATGTAGTAACAGCAGATAAAATAGGTGATACAGCAATATCAGGATTTACTGCTTTAGGTGCAGAACCAGCAGATACAGATGAGTTATTAGTTTCAGATGCTGGAACTCTTAAAAGAATGGATTATTCTTATATTAAAGGTGGCGGTGGATTAGTTCATATAAGTACAACAACAGTTTCTAGTGGAGTTTCTGAAGTTGCATTTACTTCAGGCATTGACAGCACTTATGATACTTATAAATTATTAATATCAGGTATGCATGGTGCATCAGATAATCAACACGTTCAATTTAATTACTCAAATGATGGTGGTTCAAGTTATTTAAGTGCTAATTATGTATTTGGTGGTTATACAAGTAATACAGGTGGTAGTCATTCAAATCAAGCAAATGGTTCTGCTAGTAATATTGAATTTACATACGAAACAGCTGGTAATGCTAATGACGAAAGTTTTAATGCAGAAATTACTATGTATCAATTTCATAAAACAGAATTTCATAAATGTATAAGTTACCATAGTTCTTATTTTGATGGATCAGCAAATAATACTCTTTTAATAGGTGCGGCTTCTATGACAGCTAATGAATCTGCTGTTAATGCTGTTAGAGTGAAATTTGCATCAGGAAATATAGATAAAGGTACATTTTCATTATTTGGAGTAGTAAAAAGTTAGGAATAAATTATGGCATATATAGGCAACCCCCCAATATCAGGTAACTTTCAAGTTTGTGACGCAATAAGTGTAGTCAATGGTCAAGCGGCTTATACAATGCAAGTATCATCAGCTAATGTATCACCTGAAACTGCAAATCATATGCTTGTATCTCTTAATGGTGTATTACAAAAACCAGGAAGTTCTTTTACAATATCAGGTTCTACAATTACTTTTGCATCAAACCTAGCAACAGGTGATGTTATAGATTTTATTTTATTACTTGGTAATGTTAATGACATTGGAACACCATCAGATGCAACAGTTACTGATGCTAAAACAAACTTTGTATCAACTTCATCTGCGGCTGGATTACAGATTAAAGGCGATGGTACTACTGATGGAACTTTACAATTAAACTGTTCTCAAAATTCACATGGAGTTAAACTTAAATCACCAGCACATTCTGCTAGTCAATCATACACTTTGACTTTACCAGCAACTGCACCAGCAACAGATAAAATGCTACAAACTAATTCATCAGGAGTTTTAAGTTTTGTTGATGCTCCAAGTGGGGCTATGAAACTTCTTCATACTGCAACAGGGTCAAATGTAAGTTCAATAGACATTAATGGATATTTTACATCAGACTATGACCATTACAAATTAATTTATTCAGTTTATGGTGCTTCAAATAATACAGATACTTATGTTAAAATAATGCAAGGTGGGTCAGTAGTTTCTTCATCAAATTATTGGTATGCTGGTATGGGTATGTATAGAGCTAGTGGAGATACATCTGCCAATACTGCTGGTTCTAATGGTGCAAGTTATTGGCGAATATCATCAGACGATAATACTAATAATGCTCAATATCCGACAACAGGCGAAATGCTTTTGTCAAATCCATTAAGTACAACTCACAATATTACTATGACAACAACAAATATTGGTTATAATTCAGCATCAACACCGAATGCAATTAGAGTTTGGACTTTTGCTGGACAATATGTAGATACTGGCGCATCTTCAGGAGTTTCTTTTCAATATGATGGTGGAAATATTAATGGCACTATAAGATTATATGGTATTGTAAATAGTTAGGATTAATTATGGCTCTTAACTTTGCTAACAACAATTCCTTATCATCAATCACAGCTTTACCAGCTTCAATATCAGGTGGTGGATTAAATTTAATTTCTACTCAAACAGCTAGTAGTAGTTCAACAATATCTTTCACAAGTGGTATAGATTCAACTT